CCCTTGAAGAGACACGTACACAGAGGTTTATAGATATAGCCAAGCGTGGGCGTATGCCCGTCCCCCTCAAATACTACGCCGCACACACCGGGCGCTGGGGTGGTGATGACAAGGTAAACTTACAGAACCTACCGTCTCGTGGACAGAACGCTGGTAAGTTAAAGAGTGCCATCCGTGCACCCAAGGGCCACGTGATTATTGACGCTGACTCCGCTCAGATTGAGGCGCGAGTGCTGGCGTGGCTGGCTGGGCAGGATGACTTAACCGATGCGTTTGAGAAGGGTGAAGATGTCTACAAGATCATGGCCTCGGCTATCTACGCCAAGAAGATAGAAGAGATCAGTAAAGAAGAACGCTTCGTAGGTAAGACCACAATTTTAGGAGCAGGCTATGGCATGGGTTCGGTCAAGTTTCAAGCCCAACTTAAGGTGCTTGGTGCAAGCGTGGAGGAAACGGAAGCCAAACGAATTATCGAAGTGTATCGGTCTACGTATCCTAAAATCTCCGACCTTTGGAAAGAAGCACAGAAGGCGCTTGACTCAATCCGCAAGAACACCACAACAAGTTTGGGCGTTAGACCTGACGCAGTTACCGTCCATGGGTCCGACGGCATACGACTTCCGTCCGGGTTGTTTCTTCGTTATCCCGAACTTACCTACACTGACGAGGATGGTTTCTCCTATAAGACTAGGGCAGGTCGCACCAAAATCTATGGAGGTAAAGTGGTAGAGAATGTCTGTCAAGCCGTGGCTCGTTGTATCATCGCTGAGCAGTTAGACCTAATAGCCAAGCGTTACAAGGTGGTGCTGACTGTGCACGATGCGATTGCTTGCGTAGCCCCCGAGAAAGAAAAAGAAGAGGCTATCAAGTATGTAGAAGAATGTATGAGATGGCGTCCAAGCTGGTGTGAGACGTTGCCCCTTAACTGTGAAGCAGGAGTAGGAGAGAGTTATGGTGATTGCTGAAGTAGTTGACTATGCCGCCCACATTGAAGAACTCAAGCGGTTATTACGGGATGTGCATGAACTTGCCAACGAGCGCAAACATAAGGAAGCAGAAGAAGCCGCTCTCAAGTTAGCGGTTGAAGCCAAACTTTTGTACGTAGCCATAAAACACGCATGAAACCTATCACTTGGTCCTACTCTTCGCTGAGTCTCTTTCAACAGTGCCCTAAGAAGTACTACCATCTGCGCGTTGTCAAAGATGTTGTAGAACCTGAGACAGAAGCCCTGTCGTACGGGACCAAGGTACATGAAGCGGCTGAGAACTTTATCAAACTGGGCACCCCCCTGCCTCCTGAATACTCATTCATGCAACCCTCGCTCGACTCCCTCAATAAGTTACCGGGGGAAAAGATGTGCGAGTACCGGATGGGGTTGACAAGAAGTCTCGAACCTTGTGGCTTCTTCGACAAAGATGTTTGGTGGAGAGGGGTTGCTGACCTGATTGTAAAAGGTGAGGACAAGGCGTGGCTGGTGGACTACAAGACCGGTAAGTCAAGCCGGTATGCAGACACTAAGCAGTTGGAGATCCTCTCGCTGGCGTTGTTTAAGCACTTCCCCGAGATCAAACGGGTAAAGGCTGGGTTGCTGTTTGTGGTTGCCAACGACTTTGTAAAGGTGGACTACGAGGGTGAGAAGTCCGATGCGTGGGTCAAATGGCTGGAAGAAACATCCCAGTTGGATAAGGCATACGAGCATGATGTATGGAACGCCAAGCCGAACTTCTCCTGCCGTAACTATTGTGCTGTTACCACGTGTGTACACAACGGGAAGAACCACTAATGCCCAAGGCGAGGGTCCACAACGTGGTTATATTTGCCAAGTCAGACAAGCCACAGTTTAAAGCCAGCGCCCACTCGTACTACGTAGCCAAGAAAGTACATGCTGTAGACCGCTTCCAAAAGGAGTTTCCTGAGCGTACAATATTAAAAGTTGCCGACCTTGGGATCATGGAGGTCGAGTTTAGTGGAGAGGAATACCGTGCCTTATACCAAGACACCTAGACCCTACAAGAAAGAGTACGAGATGCAGAAGGCCCGTGGAGAACACGAGGACCGGATGGAGCGTCAGCGTGCCCGTAGGGCGTTGGACAAGAAGGGTCGGGATGCTAACGGCAACGGTAAGGCAGATGCTAGGGAAGGAAAAGACATCGCCCACAAGAAGGCATTGAGTAACGGCGGGTCAAACAAGGACGGGTACAAGGTTGTATCGCCCTCGGCGAATCGCTCGTTCAAACGTAGTTCCAGTGGTAAACTTGTATCCGAAGTGAGCAAGAGAGAACGCAGTAAAAAGTAGTACCGGTTTTACAATTTAAAGTCTTCTGGAGGCCAAGTGAAAATGTCACTTTGGCCTTAAGTTGTCATGGGAGCGGTGTGTGCAAATCATAGAAAATAAAGCGTTGTTGTTAAAAGTAAAGGAGCCGGGGCGTATAACCACGGTCATCCCGAAGAGTAAAGTGCTGGGAGATGGCAGGGTGCTGGTCAGGTGGGGGCTGGAGGAAGCACAAGTCCTAAAGAACCTGCGGATCAAGAACGTACCCTCGCCCATCCTTGCGCATTACAACTGGCCCGGTCTCTACAAGCCGTTTAACCATCAGAAAACTACTGCCGAGTTCTTAACCCTGCACCGAAGAGCCTTTGTCTTTAATGAGCAGGGCACGGGCAAGACGGGTAGCGTGATATGGGCGGCAGACTACCTGATGAAGTTAGGGTTTATCCGTAGAGTTCTTGTGCTGTGCCCCCTGTCAATCATGCAGTCGGCATGGGGTAACGACTTGTTTAGGTTTGCGATACACCGGACAGTCGGTATTGCCCACAGCCACTCAAGGAACAAGCGCATCAGCATAGTCAACTCTAACGTCGACTTCGTTATCTGTAACTTCGACGGGCTGGAGATCATCAAAGATGCCGTGCTTGAGAATCAGTTTGACCTGATCGTCATCGACGAAGCCAACGCCTACAAGACTGTATCTACTAAACGCTGGAAGGTGCTCAACTCAATCATCAAGCCCGAGACTTGGGTGTGGATGCTGACTGGTACCCCTGCTTCTCAGGCACCGACGGATGCTTACGGGCTGGCAAAGATAATCAACCCAACGAATGTGCCCCGGTTCTTTGGTTCGTTCAAAGACATGGTGATGCAGAAGATCACGGAGTTTAAGTGGATCCCTCGTCCCCGAGCCGAAGAGATAGTTCACCGGGTGTTGCAACCCGCTATCAGGTTTACCAAGGAGCAGTGTCTTGACCTGCCTGACATGACCTACGTTACACGTGAAGTGCCCCTTACCCCACAACAACACAAGTTCTACGAGACGATACGTAAGCAGATGGTGGCGGTTGCGGCAGGCGAAGAGATCACAACAGTAAACGCAGCAGCTAACCTGAACAAACTTCTGCAATTATCTTGTGGTGCGGTGTACTCAGATAGTGGCGAGGTCGTAGCGTTTGACGCATCCAATCGTGTACAAGCATTGAAAGAAGTTATCGATGAGGCTACGCATAAAGTTATTGTGTTTGTGCCGTACCGCCATGCGATTCAAATTGTCTACGAGGAACTAACAAAGGACGGCTACACAGCAGACATCATCAGTGGCGCCGTAAGTGTAGGCAAACGTACAGAGATATTTGCACGATTCCAAACCGAGCCTGACCCACGGGTGCTTGTCATACAGCCTCAAGCCGCATCACACGGAGTCACACTGCACGCGGCAAACGTGGTGGTCTACTGGTCGCCTGTTATGTCCGTGGAGACGTACCTACAAGCCAACGCTCGTGTGCACCGAGCCGGACAACGCAACCCCTGTACCGTTGTGCACCTGCAAGGATCGCCTGTAGAGAAGCGGATGTACTCAATGCTGGAGTCGAAGGTCGACATCCACACACGGGTCGTGGACCTTTATAAAAATTTGTTGGAAGACGCTTGACAGTGTATAAGGAAGGCACTAAACTGTAGTCATAGTTGTTAATACTAATTAGGAGTGTGCGATGGACGTAAAAGCAGATAAGCTGGTCAAGGCGTACGTAAAGATACGTGACAAGCGCAGAGAACTTGCCTCGGAGTTTGAGAAGCAGGATGCTGAGTTGCAAGAATCTCTCGACATGATTGAGCGCCACTTGCTCGATCTCTTTAAAGAAACGGGTGTAGAGAGTCTACGTACTGAGTTCGGCACGGTGTCTCGTCGTGTTGCTAAGCGGTACTGGACGAATGATTGGCACTCGTTCTATGAATTTCTCAAGGCCCACGGTGCAGTAGAGTTGTTGGAGAAGCGTATTGCGCAGACCAACATGAGCGTGTTTCTTGAGGAAAACCCCGAACTGCTACCGCCCGGTTTGCAGATTGATAAGCGTTATGCCGTAACTGTTACAAGAAAGCGGTCCTGAACTTCGTATTTTTTAGAGGAGACTTAAATGTCTGAACTTGCATTGTTGAATCAAAACCTACCTGCTCACCTGCGTACGCTGGATGGAGTAGATGATGTCACCCGTGCCCTCATGGGTGGTAGTGGCGGTGGTGGTATTAAGCGTATCTCCATCGATGGTGGTGTATGGCGCATGATGGTCAATGGCAATGAAGTCGCACGTAACGAAGATCGTGTGATGAATGTTGTCATCGTCAACGCCGCTCAAAAGGTATCCCGCACGTTCTATGCGGCGGTGTACAAGAAGGGTGAAGTTGCCGCCCCTGACTGCTGGTCTGCTGATGGTGAAGTCCCTGATTCCAAGGCCAAGGCACCCCAGTCCAAGAACTGCGCATCGTGCCCTCAGAACATTAAAGGTTCGGGTGCTGGTGACAGCCGTGCTTGCCGCTTTTCACAGCGTCTGGCCGTGGTCCTAGAAAACGACATCGGTGGAGATGTTTATCAGTTAACGCTCCCGTCGAAGTCGATCTTTGGTGAAGGCGAACCCAACAAGTGGCCTCTTCAGATGTACGCCAAGATGCTTGGAAGTAAGGGCGTACCTATCTCTTCTGTCGTTACGGAGATGAGGTTTGACACTGACAGTTCCACACCCAAGATCACTTTTAAAGGTGCACGTTTCTTGGAACAGCACGAGTTTGACAAGGCCATGGAACAAGGAAAGTCGGATGCCGCAATTAAGGCAATCACTATGACGGTTTCCCAAGCCGATGGTGTAGACTCTAAGACCGCCCCCGAAGTACCCAAGTTGGAAGCCAAAGCCGCCCCCAAGGCAGAGCCTAAAGCCGAAGAAGTTGAGGTAGTAGAAGAGGCTGAAGAAGTCAAAGAGCCGGTCAAACGTGCCGCCAAGAAAGAAGAGGCACCTGCTCCGAAGAAAAATATCGCTGATATTTTGGACGAGTGGGACGACTAAAGGAGGGTGTGATGGCTAGAGGTTACGCATCGAAATTCGTTAAGGCTGTCGAAGCCGCAGACGAGACCAAGCTAGGTGTTAAGTTTGGACGACTCTGTATAAAGAACGACATTCCAGTCAAGGATGTATCCGAGTTACTCAAGATAAGCAGAGTCACTGTCTACAATTGGTTTACAGGTAAAACCAAAGTGCGTGGCGAGTTTGTCGACAAGGTCTACAAGATCATCCAAAAATTGGAACAAGACGCATAACAAGTTTAGGGGGGATAGGGTGCGCACCCGAAAATGGTAAACGCCGTCATTACCTCTTCCCCCCTTACCTTTTGACGGCAAATGAAGGACGGCTATGCTTTCAAGGATAGATTTTCTTTCCTTGGTTCTACCACCCAAAGGTTATTACTGTGTGATGGGACTGAAGGACGGCGCAAGCCCTAAGCAAGTATTTACAGAGACGATTGAGAATCTCTCAGACTTAGCAGATGCACTTGTACACGAACAACGTAATGCTTATTTTGCCCTCGCTTCTTTTGCCGATGAAGATGAAGGGCGCACCAATGCCAACGCATTAGACCTACGATCCTTTTTTGTTGACATCGATTGTGGTCTAGGCAAGCCGTACGCAGATCAGACCGAGGGGCTGACTGCCCTTAAGACGTTTGTAAAAGACGCTAGGTTTCCAAAGCCCACCGTTGTTGTTAACTCAGGGCGGGGTATCCATGCGTACTGGTCGCTTGAGCAACAAATCTCCAAGACCGAGTGGAAGCCACTGGCTGAAGCGTTCAAGGCCCTGTGCACCCAGCACAAGTTCATGGCAGACCCAGCCGTAACCGCTGACGTCGCTCGTATTCTGCGCATACCCGAGACGCTTAACTTTAAAGACATCGATTCCCCCATACCGACTTCAGTTCTGATGGTTG